TCTGAGGTGAGCATATCACCTCTGTTCAGGTGGCCAAATTCAGTAAACCACTACAGTTCTCCACTCAATTGAAAGCGCGTTCCGCTGGTTTTGGATTTAACGAACTGGCACTTAATGACAAGGTACAGAACGCGCTTTCAGTTGAGTAAAAAGGGCGGTACCAGGGACTTCAAAGGTTGGTACTGGTACCGCCAAGACTCCACACAGCTTTCATATTTCGTGCCTGCTTTTAACCACATCAGGCGAGGTGGATCCTGCTATTCCCCAACAACAAGGATTCGGTTAATCTGGATATCCCCAACAATAATATGAGTACTCAAGGTGATCGCTGAACTTTCAGCGGCTATGACCGCTATCAAGGAGACTGCCGGTCTCGTCAAAGTTATCAATGACGCGAAGACTGATGCTGAAGTTAAAGCTGCTACTATCGAACTTCAAAACAAATTAATCGCGCTTCAGGCGGAGTGCTTCTCCCTCGGCGATGTGATCCGCCAGCGCGAGGAAGAGACAATGCTTCTCAAAGCAAAAATTGCAGAGTTTGAAGACTTTAAGAGCCAAACTGAAGGTTATGAACTTGAGCGTCTTGATTCTGGTACGTTGGTGTACTCGAAAAAGGTACTTGTGAACGAGCGACCCGAGTCTGTGTACCTTTGCCCACGTTGTTTTGCAAAACATGAAGTATCGATACTTCAGCCAATGACAATTATGTGGAGTGACGCTCATTTTCGTTCCCATTGTCCCTCCTGTGATAACAAATTTTGGATGAACTCAAGACAAATAAGTTACTAATTGCGTTGGGAATATATAGATTGTTAAAGAGCGAAGCGTCCGATGGGCGCTTTTTTGTTGCCTGCGAATCCTCCGGTCATTCAAACGGCACTTGTAAATACCTGGAGGGTTGAGTACCTGTTCACTTTCGATGTAATGACTATGGCTACTTTAAGTAGATAATTGCAACAACAAAAAGTAGAAAATTGTAGTTTTAGTAGTCTGATTTTAGGAGGGTATGAATTTTAGGCGTAAAAAAACCGGCTTTCGCCGGTTTCTTAATGAATGAGTTATTAGCCAAACTCTATCATTTTTAGAGGCAAGCATCTGATTAGTTTGCCGAAAATGTATAGTTCATTCATTTCATGCTCTTCTATAAAGAAGGGCGGGTAGTGTTCATTGTCTGAAAGGACCGCGAGTCGTCGTCCTTTTACCTTCTGCAGGCGTTTTACGAACGTACTGTCTTCAAAATTGAATACATAAACTCCATCGCCACTAAACTGCTCAACCTTGCTGTCTATGAAAAGCAGGTCCTTTGGGCAAAGCGTGGGCATCATGCTATCGCCATCAACATTTATCATGACGATGCCATCAAGGCTTCTACGACCAAACAACTCGAAGATCCTCTCTTCCGGAATCTCTATTGAGCTCACTATTGTAGGGAATGGTTGGTTTATATATCCGGAACCAGCTGAAGCATGAACATCCAATTGCTCTATTCTGACTGTGCCTTTCGCAGGCGCGTCGCCACCATTAACAGGCACACCATAATCAAGATAAGCCGGTGAGACGGCAAGTCTTTCTGCAATTCGAATCATCTTCTCATCTCTCGGTTTTGCAGTACCAAGAGTGTAGCGCCGCGCCATCTCATACGAGACACCACTGAACTCTGACAATTCTTTAACTCCAATAGATTGCTCTTGGAGAGACTTGTTTAGCCTTTCGGCAAAGTCTTTGTATTTAGCATTTTCCACCATAAGTAGAAGATTAAGCGCACAAGGCATAGTTGTCATTTCTATTTTAAGTTGCCAATAAATGCTACTATAAGTAGTATTGATGCAGGCTTAGTCATAGGAGAACACATGTCATCTCAACATAAGAATGTAACCGCCAAAGCTGTAAGGGCTATCGGGTCGATTTCAGATGTGTCAAGGCGGTTTGAATTCCAATCAGTTCAATCTGTTGCGAATTGGATAGCCAAGAACCGGGTACCTTCTGAACGAGTTATTCAACTTTGCCAGTGGGGCGGGTGGGCTGTAACTCCCCATCAATTACGACCTGATATTTATCCGAATAAAAACGACGGCTTACCTTCCTCTAACCACAATAGTCAACTTTAAGTTGATTGTTAACTACCAAAGGAAAAACAAGATGGTAGAGCAAACACTGAAAGAAGTAGTGAAAGCAATGTGTAAGGCGTACCCCGGAGGCCGTCAGGCTATGGCTGGTGCGTTGGGCATGTCAGAAACCCAGTTCAACAACAACCTTTACGAGAAAAACGGTTGTCGTTTCTTTGAAGTCACCGAGTTGGAAGCGATGGAAGACATTTCCAACACGTCATTCGTTGCCGACTACTTTGCTAAACGTCGCGGTGCGCTGCTGGTGGACGTACCAAACCTGGAAGATCTGGACCGTGTTGACTTGTTCAGCCGTGCAATGCGCACAGCCGCTGCAAGAGGGCAGGTTGATCAGATTATCCAGAAGGCGCTTGAGGATGGAGTGATTGAAAAGCATGAAGCCGAAGAAATTCAGGAACATCACCGCCGCCATCTGGCAGCACGTGAAGAAGAAATCCGCGCGATTGTGGCCTTATTCAGCCGCCGTCAAAAGAAGTGACGCCAGCGAGTGTGCAGCTCCTGGCGTCGTGGCGTGTCGTATTCAGTGGAGAAACTAACGCATGAACAGTGTAACAACACAGTACCGCAGGTCGCAACTTATTGCTCGACCTATGCCGGGTGGAAAAGATCCGGCGCAGTTCGTGTATGGAGTAATGGTATCCGGATGCTTTGAGCCTGTCTGCTACCAGTTTGCCGATTGGGTTGTAGGTGATTTCAACGGCCAGGCGGAGAAGGTCGAATGCGAGCACTCAACAGACGGTTTAAAGACAGCTACGGCGTCCCAGTCAGGGTTATCCGGTGGGAGCCAGAAACTCAACGGGTTATATACCTGCGCGACGGATACGAGCATGAGTGCTTCAGTCCTCTCGAACAGTTTCAGCGTAAATTCAGGGAAATAGAGGATCAGAATGAGCCTGTTAATGACATCAAGGCCAATAGTAATTAATCCTGACCTTGCATACAGCATTGGCCTGAACGAGGCGATTGCATTGCAGCAGATTAACTACTGGCTGAAAGAAACAACGTCTGGCATGGAGCGTGACGGTGTTCGCTGGATTTACAACACGACTGAACAGTGGCTGGAGCAGTTCCCGTTCTGGTCTGAGTCGACCCTGAAGCGTACCTTCACCCGCCTGAAGACCATCGGCGTGCTCAAAATTGAGCAACTGAACAAGTCTCAACGCGACATGACAAACTTCTACACGATCAACTATGAAAGCGAGCTTTTAGATGAAATCAAAGTGACCGAATCGAAGAGGTCAAAATGCGCTGTTCCATCAGGTCAAAATGACACGATGGAAGAGGTCAAAGTGACACGCTCCATCAGGTCAAAACGAACCGATGTCATCAGGTCAAAATGCACTGATGATCCTACAGAGAATACAACAGAGAGTACTACAGAGATTACAGGTAAAGACTCTTGTCCGGTTGCGGCACAACCAGACCGTGATGTGTTGATTACTGATCAGGCTAAACAGGTTTTGGTTCACCTGAACCAGGTCACGAACTCACGCTACCAGGTTTCAACCACGTCACTGCAAAACATCCGAGCACGAATCGGCGAAGGGTTTACCGTTGATGAGTTATCGCTGGTGGTGGATTACTGCAACGCGAAGTGGGGCGATGACCTGAAGATGTCTGATTACCTGCGACCACAGACGCTTTTCCAGCCGTCCAAGTTCCCGGGATACCTCAAGTCTGCAAATAACTGGGACAAAGCTGGACGCCCTGCCAGGGTGAATGGTGAGTGGGCCCGAGAGGATGGCATCTTCAAACCTAGTTTTAAGAACACTGATTACAGCGCTATTCCACCAGGGTTCAGGGGGTAACGATGAGCATTCTGAAAACGGTCCAGATGTTTATTGCCATGAATCCCGGCGCAACGACCAGAGACATCATCGAAGGTCTGACCCAGTTCAGCCAGGACAGACTCCAACTCGCCGTTTGCCGCCTGTATGGTTCTGGGCTGGCAACGCGTAAACGAGACGGGCGACAATTCCGTTACTACGCGGAACCGCCAGCAGATTGCCACTTCGAAGTGTTTGAACCAACTACTGAAGTCAGCGCCCTGATGGAAACGGCGAAAGGTCTGGAGTCGAAAGGCCTCTTTCATCGTGCCGCGACGATTTACATGGAGGCGTTCAGCGCATCATCTATTGAATCAGAGCGAGCAGCAATACTGGCAGAACGTCAGCGCTGCCTTGGCCTGGCTAAACCAGCGGTTATTGCCGAAGACGGATGCTACCTTGCTGGTCGATTTTCTGGAGGTCGTTAATGGACTACTCACTGATTTACGCCGATCCGCCGTGGGAATACGGAAACACCATCAGCAATGGTGCTGCGGAAAACCATTACGGCACGATGAAACTCATCGACATAAAACGCCTGCCTGTCTGGGAGCTGGCTGCGGAAGATTCCGTTCTGGCCATGTGGTTCACCGGTACACATACCCGTGAAGCGATCGAACTTGCTGAGGCATGGGGTTTTAAGGTTCGGACCATGAAGGGATTCACCTGGGTGAAGCTTAACGCACTGGCAGAGCAGCATATCAATAAAGCTCTTCAGGCTGGTGGCGTGGACGATTTTTACGACTTCCTCGACCTGTTGAATGCTCAGACCAGAATGAACGGTGGTAACCATACCCGCGCCAATACTGAGGATCTGCTAATTGCCACCAGAGGGAAAGGTCTTGAGCGTCAGAACGCGAGCGTAAAACAGGTTATCTACAGCCCACTCGGCGAGCACAGCCAGAAGCCAGCTGAAGCGCGTTACCGCTTAGAGAAATTATACGGCGATGTGTCACGCATTGAGTTGTTCAGCCGCTACGCGGCCCCCGGCTGGCATCACTGGGGGAATCAGGCAGAAAACCCTGATGTAATCATGTCTCCTGGTTACGTTGGTAAACCTGCTCCGCTGCTGGAGGTGGCTTATGCAGGATGTTGAGGCACGAAACGCGCTTCGTAACATCGCCAGAAGATGCAACGAGGAAATAACCGCTAAACGCAAGGCTAACCCTGGTATGAATTGTGACGAAATAGCCAGTCCGATTTTTAATCGGTGCCATGGGGATGGTTAAGCAGCTTGGCTTTACGCCATCTCATTTGTATCTCGAAGTCGGGATTTTGAACAAGCGGATTAAGGAGCGCTGAAGTGAACAAACTTACCGTGAGACAAAGTGAAGTACTTGGTTCGATCGTGAACTATCAGCACCGGTTTGGATTCCCTCCAACGATATGTGAACTGGCAGGGCTAATTGGTTGCTCATCACCAAACGCTGCAGCGGAGCATGTGAAGGCCATAGCGAAGAAGGGATATATCTCAGTTGCGCCTGGAGTTTCCAGAGGGATTACCGTTATTTCAGCAAACGATGAGGTAGACGCGATATCGATCATCAAGTCACTCATTAACGGTGATAGCGATTCAAGAGAACGCGCCTTGTCATGGCTGGAAGCGAGAGGTGTTCAGCCATGAAATTAACGTTGCCATTCCCGCCAACAGTTAACACCTATTACCGGTCCCCTGATCGTGGAGTGTTAAAGGGTAAGCATCTGATAAGTGAGATGGGAAGGAAGTTCAAGAAGAACGTTTATGCCTCTGTTGTGCAGCAGTACGGCGGCATACCGAAACCAGTTAACGTCAACGTTGAGGTAAACATTGTTCTTTTCCCGCCAGATAACAGACGGCGGGATCTGGACAACTACAACAAAGCGCTGTTCGACGCACTGACGAATGCCAGAGTCTGGGAAGACGACAGTCAGGTTAAACGGATGGCCATCGAGTGGGGACCGGTAGTAAAGCCTGGAAGGGTAGAAATTAATATTAAACACTATAAATAACTGTTTAAACATACAGGTAACAATGCAAGCACATTTCGAAGTCTGTAAAATACGAAAACCGGCGTAGTGGGGTGCAGTCCGCTTCGCATTTCAATAAGTGGAGAAGGTTATGAATCAGTTGATGGTAATTGATGGTGTATCCGTAAGTCGTGACGTTGTTGGTCGTTATAGCCTCAATGATCTTCACCGAGCAGCAGGTGGACTTGATAAACACAAACCAGCTTTTTGGCTGCGAAACGAACAAACAGAGCAATTAATAACCGAGTTGCAAATTTGCAACTCGGATGTACCCGAGCCAGTAAGTGTTATTAGAGGCGGGAAATTACAGGGTACATATGTTTGCCGTGAATTAGTTTACTCATACGCAATGTGGATTAGCGCAGCATTTAATCTGAAAGTGATCAGGACGTTTGATGCCATTCAATCATCAGGAAAATCTGCAGGTGCATCCGATCGTGTTCAGGCTGGGGTAATCTTGCTTGAATCTGCTGCAAAACTGCTCAATCTTTCTAACTCATCCAAACTTGGCGCTTATCAAAAGCTCCAGCAGGTCGCAGGTTTACCGGATCTAATGCCGCATTATGCTATTGATGCTCCCGCAGGAGCCCTGGACGGTTCCAGTCGCCCGACACAGTCACTAAGTGCTCTCCTCAAAGCAAAAAATATCCGCATCACAGCGAATCAGGTTTATCACATGATGTCCAGGCTTGGCATTGTTGAGCAAAAAGAGCGCCACAGTCGCACCGGTGTCAATGGTGTTAAAAAGTTCTGGTCGCTAACTGCGAAAGGTTGCATGTACGGGAAGAACATCACCAGTCCAGCCAACCCAAGAGAAACACAGCCACATTTCTTCGAATCTAAGTTTAGTGAACTACTAAAAATTATCGACATCGTAGCCTGAGGTAACAGTGAGAGCTCTACTTACACCTGAAGTTGCGCCAATGTCCGGGGTGGTGCTTTTTCGCCCAGGGAACGAGTTACTGTGGCTGTTTCGTCGTGGCCGAGTGGTTATTGAAACGCCATCTGAAGCTATTCAGCATCTGCCATCTGGGCTGATTCCTGAAGCTCACCAGCCACTGACAGATGATGTCAGTATGCAGGGTATTTTCCTGAACGAGCGGGTTATTCAGCGTGCTGGTGGACTTAGCAGTCTTGATGCCTGGCTGGAACGTAAATTCGAATGTCAGTGGCCCCACAATGACTGGCACTCAAAGGACTTTACCGTAATGCGGCATGCCCCCGGAAGCATTCGCCTGTGCTGGGGGTGTGATAACCAGTTGCGTGAACAAACTACTGAAAGACTGGCAGGAATTGCCATGCAGAACCTGGTAAAATGGCTGCTCGAAAGGGTGAATATTATGCTGGGCTTTAGCGCAGACCATACCCTGACGTTGCCGGAGTTCTGCTGGTGGATGGTACGTAACGATCTGGCCGACCTTATTCCTGAGTCAGTGGCCAATAAAGCCCTCAGGATTAAGCCTGAATCGCATAGCTCAGTGATGCGGGAAAGTGAGATTGTTCCGTCATTACCGGCGACTGAAATCCTCCAGGAGAAAGTTAAGAAGATAGTCTCGGTGAAGGTAGATCCTGAATCACCGGAATCTTTCATGCTGAGGCCAAAGCGCCGCCGCTGGGAGAACGATAAGTACACCCGCTGGGTGAAGTCGCAGAAGTGCAGTTGTTGCAATAACCCGGCAGATGACCCCCACCACCTGATAGGCCACGGGCAGGGTGGAATGGGTACCAAAGCGCACGACCTGTTTGTGATACCGCTGTGCAGAGCGCATCACGACGAGTTGCACGCTGATCCTGTGGCATTTGAAGCGAAACACGGCGACCAGTTGGTGCTGTTGTTTCGGTTTTTAGATCGTGCGCTGGAAATCGGCGTACTGGCGTAAGTGGAGACGCTCATGGACCTCGATAACGTTGTTAAATTTTTTGCCCCGAAGGGAATGCATATTTCGGACAGTGTGCGCGCTACTGCCAGCGAACAGCTGACGGTGACTGATGTTATGGCGGCGCTGGGCATGACTCAGGCAGATGCAGGAATTGGTCTAGCTATGTATCTGGGTAAGGCAGGAGTAAGTAAACACGACCGAGAAGCATCAATAAACTGGCTTGCTGAATATGCCAAACAATCCGCACCTTTTGCAGTACGCCGCCTGGCCGGAAAAAAATTCCCCCTCTGTATGCTTATCCTCGCTAAGTTCGCCTATAACGACTATGCCTCATCAGCTGCTGATTTATACGATTGCCCTAAATGCCACGGTAAGGGCCTAATTGAAAAAGTCGGTACGGTAACCAAAAGCCATTACACAATGAGACTGCCTCAGTGGGCAAAAGACCTTGGGCAGTCGCCATCATCTTTCGAAAAGAAACGTGAGGTGAAGAGCGTAGAGCAATTACTATGCGCAAAATGCAACGGTACCGGGTCAATGAGTAAGCGCTGCCAGTGTGGAGGAACAGGGAAGACACTCGACCGTAAGGAAACTGAGTTGCAGGGCGTACCTGTCTATAAGGAATGCAAGCGCTGTGAAGGGCGAGGCTACAGCAGACCAAAATCATCTGTTGCCTACCGGGGAATATTCTCTGAACTGCCAACCCTCCCGGATCGCACCTGGAGATACAGCTGGAAGCCATTCTACGAGACGCTTGTTTCTCGCTGTTTCCAGGAAGAGAGCTATTCAAATACCCAATTAAAAAAAGTAACAAGAGGCGATAATTTGACTGACATCGCGTAATTTAACGCCACGATGCTTGCAATGTTGCCGTTTTTGATGTAATTTGACACTAACAATGGGTTTGTTGTGCCTTGGTTAGAGGCGAGCATAAAAAAGATTAGGCTCGCCTATAAATCTATTAAATCGTTCCCCTAAATCTAATAATTAGGTGAATTAATGGTTATATTTGAAATAATCAGACCTGGTACATGGTTAGACTCAGATGACAAAGACTGGCGCTTCAGAATTACTGCTATTATTGACCAGTTAACCTCATCTTTTTTTGAAGCCAATATTGCACTAAATAAATTTACTGAATTAAATGAAGTTCAGATTCCATCGCATGATGAAAGGCTTGCAACTTTTTATAGAGATTCTGATAAACTATCCGAAATTAGAAAGAAAATTTGTGAAGAAACTGGACTCGATGAGATAAAAAATGGACGTGAACTTCACTTTCTTACTGAAAGAAGATTCAATATTGAACGTTGGACTAATGGCGAAATTCCTGAAACCTTTAAGTCCTATGAAATTCATATTTATGCTAAAGCTTTTCTATTTTCATTAGATACTATTGTTGAAACTCTAAAAAAACTAGCAAGCGAGCCAGGAGTTCCTGTTAGTTTAAGTAAAATACGCGATGACGCACTTGGACTTTTCCCCGACCTGAGACAAGTTAGGAACTCGGCGCATCATTTAGAGGACAGAGTCAGATTTATTGGTGATAAGTTAAAACCCATAAAAATAAAGCCCTTTGAAACTCAAACTGTGAAATCTACTGGGCAAGCAATGGTAATTGGCATGATTGAAGGAAACAATTATGGATTTACTAAGGGTGATGGAAAATTTGCTTCAATACCTATATCATCAGAAACATTAACTATGATTCAGAAGGTTGTTCAGGATGTATATGAAGCTTTCGAGTGGAAAGGGATAAAGGAACATATGCCTCGTTGAAATTATTTCATAAAGGCGTAGGTTTTTTTAAATTGTTATATCTATAATATGCAAGTAATTCATTTATTTCGTTGATTTGCAAGTATTTCACGTCTAAAGGCTACCATTTGGTAGCCTTTTTTGTTTCCCCTCGTTCTGAGAGGACTCACGGCAATAAGAGGGGGCTAAATGTCCGATCCTGTTTCTGGCACTACGGTAGCAGCTGGTGGTCTGATGGGTGCCAGCATGTTCGGCCTGGCAACCGGCATAGATTACGGTGTGGTGTTTGGCGCTTTCGCTGGTGCGGTTTTCTACGTCGCTACGGCGGTTAATATCAGCCGCCTTAAGCTGGTTGGCTACTTCATCACCTCATTCATCTTCGGCGTTATCGGCGCTCCACTGCTTGGCTCTTACTTCTCCAAATGGACGGGGTATAGCGACAGGCCACTTGATGCGCTGGGCGCGGTAATCGTAGCCGCTATTGCTATTAAGCTGCTGACGTTCGTCAACAGTCAGGATTTGGGTAGCCTGTTTGGAATTCTCTCACGTTTACGTGGTGGAGGGGCCAGCAATGGTAACAAGTGATCCAAGTGCGATGGCAAACGCAATTATCTCTGCTGTTATCGTTATTGCACTGATGTTCTACCAGCGTGGAGGGGCGAGACATCGCCCGTTGATATCGTTGATGGCTTATTTCACGGTGCTGGTATACGCCAGCGTTCCTTTCCGTTATCTGTTCGGCCTGTACCATGAATCGCACTGGTTTGTGGTGCTGGTGAACGTCCTGATATGCGCCGCCGTTCTCTGGGCTCGGGGAAACGTGGCGCGCCTGGTTGATGTGCTGAGGCATTCGCATGACCAAAGACGAAATTTTTGACGCCATTCTTGGTAAAGAGGGCGGTTATGTAAATCACCCTGATGATAAAGGCGGTCCAACAAACTGGGGGATCACACAAGTGGTAGCTCGCGCCCACGGATTCACCGGAGATATGCGGAACCTAACCCGCCAGCAGGCGCTGGAAATCCTGACGGCTGACTACTGGACAGGGCCACGCTTTGACCTTGTTTCAGAGGTATCACCATCCATCGCCGCCGAACTCTGCGATACAGGCGTAAACATGGGCCCATCGGTTCAGACCAAATGGTTTCAGCGCTGGCTGAATGTGTTCAACATTCAGGGCACGCTCTATCCCGATCTGATTGCAGATGGTTTTATCGGTCCGCGTACTATCAGCGCGCTAAAAAGCTATCTTTCCCGGCGAGGAAAAGAGGGCGAGCTGGTTATGCTCCGGGCCCTGAATTGCAGCCAGGGACAGCGTTATCTCGAACTGGCAGAACAGCGCAGCGCGAACGAGACGTTTGTTTATGGCTGGGTAAAGGAGCGGGTGGTTATATGACGCTTGAAATGATTACCGGACTCGTTGTAGCTGTGTTTGCTGCTCTCGCCGCCGCGTTTGGCCTAGGTCATTCACGCGGCACAAGCAAAGCTGAAGCGAAAGCCGACCAGCAGCGCATTGAATATAACGCAGCGGCAACGGTCGCAGTAGCCGAACGCCGGGTAGAAGCAACGAAAGAGGCCAGCAATGTACAGCAGACTGTTACCCACATGCCTGATGACGATGTTGATCGCGAGCTGCGTGACACGTGGAAGCGCCCCGGTGGTGGTTGATACCGCCTGTGACTGGGTAAAGCCAATCTACCTGACGGATCATGATATTGACGTTATGGACCGCCAGACGAAGAAAGACATCCTGGCGCATAACAAAGTGTGGCAGGTGAACTGCCACAATAGAATTTAAAATATTCAATATGCAGCATTTGTTCAAATGCTAATGGCTTTATTCTTAATTAAAATCTGTAGAGTTCTTGATAGAATTTGAGCAGGCAGGTACGAAGCATCATAGTCAGCCTCGTAGTATCCTGAATCAAATTTCAAATTATCATTCGAAATAATTGCTCTTCCTAACCTAGTAACTTTAACCAAAAGTATGGTGGGTTCTTCTAACTCATCACAATTAATGGTTATGACGGCCTCTGGAAGGAATGAGTCATCGATCACGAGTCGATAGCTCAAATTGAGCGTTGTAGATAAATCCTTGAATTCAATTTTTATTTCTTCATCTTCTTGAGAGATTTTTCCAAATGACTGAACAAAATGGTCAATCTCGAAGTATTCATGAAATGCTGTAAAAATATGTCTAACTGACTTAGTGATCGATGCTTTGTAGTTTGTCAAATTAGGACCAATAACATCCTGCAGATATTTCTGTTGGCTCATACCATTCACCCTTTGTTGTTTTTGCATATACCATGATGACAAATGAGATTATGTGACGTTTGCGTACAAAGCAACCGCAGATATGGAGAATATATGCAGGTTCTCATTGAAGGTGTGCAGTATGCACCTATCTGCAATTCTACCGCCCGAATCGGAATTGCAGTCTCAACGCACAACAGGACTGACGTTCTAAAGCAGGCACTTGAACAGCACATTAGACATCTGCCTGCCGGTGCGCTGGTGGTGGTTATCGATGATGGTTCTAAACCTGCTGCGGTAGTGCCTGACGGCGTGCAGCTGCTTCGCCATGAAACATCACTCGGCATTGTTGCCTCGAAGAACGCCAGCCTGTCAGCCCTGATGGATGCCGGTTGTGAACATCTCTTTTTGTGGGACGATGACGCCTGGCCAATCGCTGATAACTGGCATCTGCCCTACATCGAATCACCAGAGCCTCATCTTGCCTATCAGTTCCTCGATCTGGCTGGACGCAATAAGTTGAAGGATATGGCGGTGCTGTACCAGGATGATAATCACATTGCTTACACCGGGCAGCGCGGGGTGATGCTGTACTACCACCGCTTCGCCATTGAGAAGGTTGGCGGATTCGATTCGGTATACGGTCGAGGCATGTATGAGCATCCTGATTTGGCGCTTCGGATTTATAACGCTGGTTTAACGTCCTGGGCGTTTGCTGATGTGGTTGGCTCTGAAAAGCTGATTCACTCAATGGATGAATACGAAGAGGGCGCGCGCAGCATATCGAGGCCTGAACGTGAAGCGCTCGATAAAAAGAACTCTGTAATTTACGGGCGGCGCCGGGATTCAGGATATACAGGCTATGCCGAATATCGATCTCAGCGCGACGTGGTTATCACTACGTTGCTTACCAGCCAGCCAGACCCGCAGCGCGGTACGAAAATGGCGACCGTACCAGACATGCTGACCAGGTGGGCTACCTCGCTTCGGAATTGTGGCCGTATTGCGCTGGTGGATGAGCTGCAGACGGCACCGGCAGATGTTGAGTTGTATCGCGTCCCTGACGTGAAGATGAATGTCTACTTCCGGCGCTGGCTGCATATCTGGCAGCACCTGCGCGATCACCCTGAATACCGGTTCGTCTGGTGTACCGATGGTACCGATGTCGAAATGCTCCGCGCACCGTGGGAAGAAATGCAGCCCGGGAATGTTTACGTCGGTTCTGAACCGAAGATCTACGCCGACACTTGGGCGAAACAGAATCATCCTGAGCGTATCTATCAGGAATTCATTGAAGCGCACCGCGGCGATGTGATGCTTAATGCTGGTCTTCTGGGAGGCACCCGCGCTGATGTGATGGCGTTCGCTCATGGCATCATCCGTCTTTACTACCGGATCGAGAGTTATCGTTTCTGGAAGAAAGAACAGGCTGGCGCAGCGGTGGGTGACATGCTGGCGTTCGGTATCGTTGCGCAGTCATTCGCTGACAGGTTGGTCACCGGCCCTCTGGTACATACCGTTTTCAAAACTGATGGTATCGGTAATGAGGCAGCATGGTGGAAACACAAGTGAAGTTTGTTGTGGTTGGCCATCATTCCCGTTACGCCTCAGCTGCATTGCTGGCTGGTGAACTTGGCGCGCACCTTCTTATCGATGAAGGGAATCACGGGGCTAACTGGAATCACCGGCGCGCTATCGAATGGGCTGCTGAGCAGCCTTGCCGGGTGGTGGTACTGGAAGACGACGCGCTGCCTGTACGTGGATTCAGAGACAAGCTTACGGGCTGGCTGGCTCGTTTCCCTGGCGACATGCTTAGTTTTTATCTGGGCACCGGGCGGCCACCGCAATACCAAATGCAGATAGCTGAACGCCTGATTAATGCGGATAAGGTGAGGTCTGACTTCATTATGCTGCAACGCCTGATACATGGCGTGTGCTACAGCATACCGCCTCAAAGCATCAGCCGTGTGCTGTCTCAATGGGACGGCAGTAAGCCTGCCGATTATGCCGTGGGCGATGCTTATGGTGGCGTTGTCGTCTATCCCTGTTGGTCGCTGGTGGACCACGCAGACGGCGAACCGGTTGAGCGTCACCCTGACTCAGCACCACGAACAGAACGCCGCCGGGCGTGGAGGTTAGCCTGATGCCTGCGTTAATACCGAGAGCATGCCGCAAGCGTGGCTGCTCTGGCACAACCACTGAACGCTCAGGCTATTGTCCCAAGCACCTTAACGAAGGCTGGCAGCAGCATCAGCGAGGACAGAGCAGGCATCAGCGAGGTTATGGCAGCAAGTGGGACAGGCTGCGGCCAATCGTTCTCGACAGGGATAAACACCTTTGTCAGGAATGCCTGCGAAATGGAAGGTATACACCCGCTGAGACGGTGGACCACATCACCGCCAAAGCAAATGGGGGGACCGATGACCTTTCCAACCTCGAAAGCCTCTGCAAGCCCTGCCACAGGGCGAAGACAGCAGTTGAAAGACTCAAATGACATCAATTCTCATTTGAATCGACCGAGGGGGAGGGCGGGTTGAAAGTTCAGGAACGACGCGCCAAAGGACCGCCGCCTAGCCTTTCTTCACATCGCCGCAGGTTAGAAAACTTTTTTTGGGGTCCCCCAGCCGATGATTAATAGGAGTTTTCGATTATGTCAGGACCGCCGAAAACCCCTACCCATCTGCGTTTGGTGAGGGGTAACCCATCCAAACGACCGATCAACAATAACGAGCCGAAACCACCTAAAGGGGTCCCCCCAGTTCCCAAGCATTTCGACAAGCAGGGGAAGTACTGGTTTAAGCGGATGGCTGAAGAGTTGGACGCCATCGGTGTGATCTCCCAGCTTGATGGGCGAGCCCTTGAACTGCTTGTGGAAGCGTATACCGAATACAGACATCACTGCGACACGCTGGAGATTGAGGGGTATACGTACCGAACTGAAACGCAGACTGGTGACGTCATGATAAAGGCACACCCGGCTGCAATTATGAAAGCTGACGCCTGGAAGAGGCTGCGAGCCATGCTTGGTGAGTTCGGAATGACGCCTGCCAGTCGCTCGAAGGTAAGTACAAAAACTCCGGGCGAAGTTGATCTTATTGCTGAATTTATGAAAGCGAGGGACTGATGGCTAAAGTTTCTGATGGCATACGTTACGCCGAACGCGTCGTTGCCGGGGAAGTTATTGCCTGTGAATATGTCCGTCTTTCCTGCCAGCGATTTCTTGATGATCTTAAGCACGGTGAAGAACGTGGCATCTATTTCAGCGAACCCCGCGCACAACACATCCTCAATTTCTATAAATTCGTGCCTCATGTTAAAGGAGCACTGGCAGGCCAGACGATTGAGCTGATGGACTGGCATGTTTTCATTCTGATCAACATCTTCGGTTTTGTTATTCCCCTGGTAAATGAAGAAACAGGCGAAGTTGTGCTGCGTAATGATGGCAGCGGCCGTCCGGTGATGGTTCGCAGGTTTCGCACGGCATATAACGAAGTCGCCCGTAAAAATGCTAAATCGACACTATCTTCTGGCGTTGGTCTTTATATGGCTGGCGCCGATGGTGAGGGCGGGTCAGAGGTTTATTCCGCAGCGACTACGCGGGATCAGGCTCGCATCGTTTTTGAAGATGCGAAAAACATGGTTAAAAAAGCGAAACCCACACTTGGGCGACTGTTTGAATTCAATAAACTGGCGATCTACCAGGAGCAGACAGCATCCAAGTTTGAACCGCTTTCTTCTGATGCCAACAATCTTGACGGTCTCAATATCCATTGTGGCATCGTCGACGAACTTCATGCGCATAAAACCCGTGATGTCTGGGACGTTCTGGAGACTGCAACCGGCGCACGATTGCAGTCTCTTCTGTTTGGCATAACGACTGCCGGGTTTAACAAAGAAGGGATTTGTTACGAGCTGCGCGATTATGCCATTAAGGTGCTGCGTGGCTATAACAGCGAAGTGGAAGGCGCGGTTAAGGATGATACCTTTTTCGCCATTATCTTCACGCTGGATAAGGATGATGATCCGTTTGACGAAACAGTCTGGCAAAAGGCTAACCCCGGGCTGGGTATCTGTAAGCGCTGGGATGACCTTCGACGCCTGGCAAAGAAGGCCAAAGAACAGGTTTCCGCCAGAGTAAACTTTTTCACCAAACACATGAATATCTGGGTGACCGCTGAGTCAGCCTGGATGGACATGATTAAGTGGGAAAACTGTGAGTTTATAGCCCCCCGTCATGAGCTGAAAACCTACCCGATGTGGGCTGGTGTGGATCTGGCCCACAAGATTGATATTTGTGCTGCGGTAAAACTCTGGCGGGCAGACAACGGTCACGCGCATGCAGACTTTAAATTCTGGTTACCCGAAGGGCGACTGGAAAAATGTTCCGCTCAAATGGCGCAGATGTATCGCAAATGGGCTGAGCTTGGGAAGCTGGAACTGACCGATGGTGATGTTATCGACCATGCGCAGATTAAAGCTGATTTTCTGGAGTGGATTAGCGGCGAAAACCTGAAGGAAACGGGATTCGATCCGTGGAGCGCAACGCAGTTTAGCCTGGCTCTGGCAGAAGAGGGTGTACCGCTGGTGGAGGTTCCGCAGACGGTCAGGAACTTTTCTGAGTCAATGAAAGAGGTGGAGTCTCTGGTTTATGGCGGGCGTTTTCATCACAGCAATCATCCGGTTATGAACTGGATGATGTCAAACGTCACCGTCAAGCCTGACAAAAACGACAATATCTTTCCGAACAAATCCACGCCGGAAGCGAAAATAGATGGTCCCGCTGCGCTATTTACTGCAATGAGCAGAATGCTGGTTAACGGTGGTGGTGAAGCTGATTTCCTGTCCACACTCGACCCTGACGAAGATCTTTTAATTCTATGAAAACATTAATGACTGATGCTATTGGGCTGGCAGGGTTCGGTTCGCTCGCTGCTGGCGTATATCTCAAGTTCGGGCTGGCTTCATCTCTGATAATGTCCGGTAGTTTGCTTTTGCTTTATGCGCTGGTGGTCGCAATGAGGGGGAAAAATGCTGCTTGATGCCCTGTTTCGCAATGAACCACTGGAGAATCCTTCTACCCCAATTACGGGAGAATCAGCAGAAACGGACAATATTTTTGCCCGCGATGTTTTTGTCAGCCCCGAAACTGCGATGAAACTGGCGGCTGTTTACGCCTGTATTTATGTTATTTCCTCAAATATTGCACAGATGCCGCTACATGTGATGAGGAAAACCAATAACAAGGTTGAAGCAGCACGCGATCATCCGGTGTTCTACCTGGTGCATGATGAACCGAATGTGTGGCAGACCAGCTATAAATGGCGTGAGTTAAAACAGCGTCATATTTTGGGTTGGGGTAATGGTTATACATGGGTAAAACGTTCCCGGCGTGGTGAGGTTTCCGGCCTGGAATGCTGTATGCCGTGGGAAACCACGCTACTTAACACCGGAGGTCGTTACACCTATGGGGTTTACAACGAAGAAGGCGCGTTTGCTATAAACCCTGACGATATGGTGCATATCAGGGCACTGGGCAATAACCAGAAAATGGGACTCAGCCCGATCATGCAACACGCCGAGACGATCGGTATGGGTATGAGCGGGCAGGCATACACCAGTTCTTTCTTCAGTGGCAATGCCCGACCAGCCGGCATCATTTCTGTAAAAAGCCAGTTGAATGATGAAAGTTGGGGGCGTTTAAAAAGCATGTGGCAAAAGGCAGTTGTTGCGCTGCGTAGCCAGGAGAATAAAACAATGCTTCTCCCGGCAGAGCTGGATTACAAAGCGCTGACTGTTTCCCCTGTTGATGCGCAGATCATCGACATGTCTAAACTGAACCGCTCCATGATTGCCGGGATATTCAATGTTCCTGCACACATGATTAACGATCTCGAAAAAGCCACCTTCTCAAACATTACGCAGCAGGCCATTCAGTTTGTCCGCTACACGATCATGCCGTGGGTAACGAACTGGGAGCAGGAGCTTAACCGACGGCTGTTTACTCGTGCGGAGCTGGCGGCCGGGTATTACGTCCGGTTTAACCTGACAGGCCTGCTACGCGGAACCCCGCAGGAGCGTGCCCAGTTCTACCACTTTGCGATCACTGATGGCTGGATGAGCCGCAACGAGGCGCGAGCCTTTGAAGATATGAACCCGGTAGACGGCCTGGATGAAATGCTGGTAAGCGTGAACGCGGCTAACCCGGCAGACGATTTTAAGGCACCAAAAACCGACGAGGAAAAAACCAATGAATGACCGTGAAACACGCTGCTATAGCGGGGAGGTTCGCGCGGAACAACGCACCGATGAGCCCACCCGCATTCTGGGTTACGGATCGGTGTTTAACAGTCGCTCGGAACCTCTCTGGGGTTTTCGTGAAATTATCAAACCCGGTGCTTTTGACGATGTGCTCAATGATGATGTTCGCGGGCTGTTTAACCATGACCCTAATTTTATCCTTGGTCGTAGCGCTGCCGGAACGTTGTCACTGTCTGTAGATGATCGCGGTCTGCGTTACGACATTACCGCGCCGGATACGCAAACCATTCGCGACCTGGTGCTGGCACCCATGTTGCGCGGTGACATTAATCAGTCGTCCTTTGCCTTTCGTGTCGCCCGCGACGGCGAACACTGGTACGAGGACGACGAAGGGGTAGTTATTCGCGAAATATCGAAGTTTTCCCGGCTGTTTGATGTCAGTCCGGTGACCTATCCCGCATATCAGGAGGCCGATTCCGGCGTCCGATCGATGAAAGCCTGGCAGGAGGCGCGCGACAGCGGTGCGCTACATAACGCCATTAATCAACGAATGGCGCGTGAGCGCCTGCTGACTCTTCTTAACGCGTAAGGAAAAACCATGAAACTGCATGAAATGAAGCAAAAACGTAACACCATCGCCACTGATATGCGTGCTCTGCACGATAAAATTGGTGATACCACCTGGACCGAAGAGCAGCGAACTCAGTGGAACGCCGCAAAATCCGAACTGGACTCGCTTGATGAGCGTATCGCTCGTGAAGAGGAATTGCGCCGCCATGATCAGTCTTTTGTTGATGAACAGGAGCCTGAACAGCGCCAGCGTCAGGAAAGTCCTGAAATGCAGGCAGAAGTGCGCCGTGCTGCAGCATTCGATCGTCTCCTGCGCCATGGCTTCGGTGAGCTGACTGCTGAAGAACGTCAGGCCGTTAAAGAACTTCGTGCGCAGGGAACGACACCTGATGATAAAGGTGGTTATACGGTCCCTACCCAGATGCGAAATACCATCATTGATGCCATGAAAGCTTACGGCGGGATCGTGAGCGTTGCGCAAATCCTCAATACTTCAAACGGTCAGGATATTACCTGGTCCACTTCTGATGGTACAGCTGAGGAGGGGGAACTGCTTGCAGAAAACGCTGCAGCAACGGAGGGGGATGTGACATTCGGCACCGCAATCCTGGGGGCTAAAAAACTGTCATCCAAAATTATCCGCGTCTCCAATGAACTGCTGCAGGACAGCGGTGTAGATATTGAAGCATACCTGGCTGGACGTATTGCGCAGCGTATTGGCCGCGGTGAAGCCAAATATCTCGTGCAGGGTACCGGCGCTGGTACACCTCAGCAACCTAAAGGACTGGCGGCTTCAGTTACCGGGACTGTTTCTGCGGCGGCGGCCGCAGTATTCACCTGGCAGGAAATGAACAGCCTGAAGCATGCGATCGATCCGGCATATCGCGGTGGTCCAAGTTTCCGCTGGGCATTTAATGACGGCACTCTTCAGGTAATTGAAGAGATGGTGGATGATCAGAAGCGCCCTCTTTGGCTACCGGATGTTGTTGGTGGTTCCCCGGCAACTGTTCTTGGTATTCCCTATGTAATTGATCAGGCGATTGATGCCGCGGCAGCGAGTAAGAAATTTATTTTCCTGGGTGATTTCAATCGCTTCATTGTCCGCCGAGTTTCCTACATGACCCTGAAGCGTCTGGTTGAGCGTTACGCGGAGTATGATCAGACCGCATTCCTGGCTTTCCACCGCTTCGACTGCGTGCTGGAAGATACAGCGGCCATCAAAGCGCTGGTGGGTAAACCGGCGTCCGGCGGCTAAGAAAGTCATCAGCAGTAAATTCCACCGCTTAGGCGGTTTTTTTGTGCCCGCAGTTCGCTGCGGGCCAGGGAAAAACGATGAGCACAACGATTGAAAAACTAAGAGCTCAGTGTCGGATTGACGCTGACGATACAACGGAAGATGAAATGCTGTTGCTCTATTACGGCGCTGCAATGCGCAAGGCAGAGAATTACATCAACCGTAAATTGTATGAAGGCGATGTGCCTGATACCGATCCAGATGGACTAAAGATTGCCGATGATATTCTGCTGGCGCTGATGCTGCTGGTCGGGCACTGGTTTAACAGCAGGGAAGAGGCATCTGATGTTGCCAAAATGAGCATCCCTTTTGGATTTACCTCGTTGCTTGAACCCTATCAATTTATCCCTCTGTGAGGTGGTTCATGTCATGTTCCGGGTGTGCTCAGCGGCGCGAGTGGATAAAAAAGTGGGCGAAAATAGCTTATGAACGAGCAACTGGCAAACGAACTGATAGCGGCGCTGCGGGAACAGACCGCAGCTCAGAGAGAACAGACGGAAGCGATAAGCCGCCTGACTGAATCAAACGCAGCTCTGTGTGATGTCATTATCCAGTCACTGGCCGAAGATGAAGAAATTGATACTACTTCATTAGGCGATGAGCGACCCGTTTACTTGAGTCAAAGACCGAGGGGGTGATATGCAAGCCGGGAAATTGCGTCACAGGGTTACCCTGCAGGAGCCGGTAAAAGAACAGAACCCTACAACGGGATCCGTAATTAATACATGGCGCGATGTCGCAACTATCTGGGCCGAAATATCCCCCTTATCAGCGCGGGAGTTTATAGCGGCCCAGGCATCACAGGGCGAAATAACAACGCGTATAACGATTCGTTACCGTGCAGGTATTACCCGAAAGCACCGTATTCTTTTTCGTGGTGGCATCTACAATATCGAAGGTGTTTTGCCCGACCCGAAAAGCGGGCGTGAATATCTTACGCTTCCTTGTTCAGAGGGGGTAAATGATGGCTGATGGCGTTGAAGTAAACCTTACAGGACTCGAGTCACTGCTTGGAAAAATGGAGGCTGTCTCTGAAGTTACCCGAAATAAAGCTGGTCGTTCTGCGCTGCGTAAGGCTGCGAATATAATCAGGGATCGCGCCAGAAGTAACGCAGCCAGAGTTGATGATCCCCTCACCAAAGAGGCGATATATAAAAATATCGTCGCCAGCTTCAGCAGCAAACAATTCCGCAGGACGGGTGATCTTGCATTTCGTGTTGGGGTAATGGGCGGCGCCAGTCAGTATGCAAACACAAAGGCTAACGTCAGGAAAGGCAGGGCTGGGAAAACGTTCAAAACACTGGGTGATAAAAGCAATCCTGGCGGCGATACCTGGTACTGGCGCTTTCTCGAATTTGGAACCGAACATGCCGCTGCAAAGCCTGTACTGCGACCGGCGATGAATGGTGTTGATACCGCAGTAATCAGCGTTTTCGCAGAAGAAATGGAGAAAGCTATCGATCGCGCAGTAAGGCGTGCCGCCAAAAAAGGAACAACAGCATGATTGCTCCAGTTTTTGCCGTCTGTTCGGCAGACCCGAAAGTAAAAGAGTTGCTCGGTGCTCACCCGGTAAGGCTTTATCCGTTTGGCATGCTTGATGATGTTCTGGTGTACCCCTACGCAGTCTGGCAGAACGTGGGCGGTGAACCTGAAAATTACCTGAGTCAGAACCCTGACATCGACCGTTATTCCATTCAGGTGGATGTTTACGGTGACACCGATGAAGATGCTCTTGCTGTGGCGCGAGCATTACGCGATGTCATTCAGCGCAAGGCTTACATTACCCGCTGGGATGAGCAGGGCAGAGACCCGGCAACCCTCAAATACCGCTATTCATTCGACGTTGACTGGCTGGTCAACCGATAACTCAAAACCACTCACATCACACCGGCTATAAGCCGGTTTTTTTATATCCGGAGATGACTATGTCAGTAGTGACTCAAGGCACTCAACTTTTTGTGCTCGCGAATGGTGTCGTGAGCGAAATCGAATGTATTACGGCATTCTCACCAGGCGGTAGCCCGGCAGATCAGATTGATGATACGTGCCTCAGTGAACGCAACACCCGAAAATATAAAAAGGGTTTACGTACACCAGGACAGGCAACGGCCACTCTGAACGCTGATCCAGCAAATGCCAGCCATTTGATGCTCAGCAATATGGCTGAGTCCAACGATCAAAGCGACGTAACGTTTGCGATCGGCTGGTCTGATGGGGAATCTAAACCAACAGTCGGAAGTTCTGAGGGCTCTGTTGATGGTCTGACTCTTCCTTCAGATCGTACCTGGTACGTGTTCAAAGGTTATGTATCCGACTTCCCTTTTGACTTCCAGGGCAACACGGTAGTCCAGACTTCGGCAACCATTCAGCGTTCCGGACAAGGGGCATGGATTCCGAAAGCGCAACCAGGCAGTTAATTAAGCGCGGGGATCATTCCCCGCCCCATTGATGTTTATACCGGAAAACGACATGAAACTAACTCTTGATACGTTGAAGAAAACAGGTGCCTTTACTGGTCGTCCTGTTGAGAAAGAAATTAAATGGAAAGGTGCTGACGGGGAGGAACACATTGCCACAACCTATGTTCGCCCACTAGGCTATCACACTGCTACGTCTGACGTTCTCGCCGGGCTAGGTAAGATTGATGGCGTTGCTGGTCGTATTGCAGCTTCAATCTGTGACGAAGATGGGCATCAGGTGTTTACCGTTGCTGATGTAACAGGTGAAGCTGATCCGGAACGTGGCGCACTGGATGGGAATCTTACAGTGGCTTTGCTGGTGGCCATTCAGGAAGTTAACGATCTGGGAAAGACGGACTCAGCGCAGAAGACGAAATCTGGTGTGAACTAGTCCTTAACGGGATTGGTGGGCGTACCATTTCAGAAGCGCAGGAACGCCTTAGCTTCCTTGAGTTCCAGCAGTGGGTTCAGTATCGTCAAAAGTACGGAAGCCTGAACCCTATGATGCGAACGGAATGGGGCGCAGCGTTGATTTCTTCTGTGCTGGCTAATGTGAATCGCGGTACAAACACTCCGGCATTCAGCATTGCTGATTTCGCCCCTCACATAGCAGCTGTAGAGCGCGTTGCAGCTAACGAACCAATCAGCCTGCAGGAAGCGATGAGGACGTGGACATAGTAGCAAATTTTGATGCTAAGCTTTTGCCTGATATTATCTAAGAGTTAATTTAAAAGGAAATTAATTTATGAATAAGATAATGTTAGGTGCTTTAATCTCTATTTCGTTTGTCACGTGTACGTCGATTGCTGAAACAAAATCATATGATAAAGATATTGAATTAGTCTGTAATAATGATGGTGCCGAGAAAAGTATGCTTTGCGTACAGTATGTTAAAAATCTAATATCAACTGCTATTGATCAGGGTAAAATTTCATATTTATGTGATGAGTGGAGCAAAAAAGGCCATGACGTCACTAAAGAGCAAAGATGTATTGACGCAAAGCAATTTGAGTCATATTTCAACGAAAAATAATTTTCAGTTTTTCTGAAAAGCTCGCTTTGCGGGCTTTTTTTTTATTTGGAGATCAATATGGCTGGAAAATCACTAGGTACATTGACTATTGATCTTATTGCTAAAGTTGGTGGTTTTGTATCTGGACTCAGCCAAGCGGAAAGGGCTTCACAGAAATGGCGTAAACAAGTTCAAGACGATGCTAAAGCGGCAGCTGTTGCATTTACTGGCTTTGCTACTGCAGCAAGTGCTGCTGCACTTAGTGTGGGAGTGGCGGGGTATAATCTCCTTAAAAACACCTCGAAACAGATTACTGAGTCTGATCGCTGGGCAAAATCACTTAACATGTCTACTCAGTCATTACTGTCTTGGCAGTATGCAGCGCAAAAAGCTGGCGTATCTGGCGATCAGATGGCTGATATTTTTAAGGATATTGGCGATAAGATTGGTGATGCAGTTCTGAATAAATCAGGTGAGGCTGTTGACGCTCTTGATGCTCTTGGATTGTCGGCAAAAAAACTATCAGGCGAGTCACCAGATAAACAACTTTTAGCGATCAGCGATTCACTTTCAAAGATAAAAACAAACGCTGAAAAAACGACTATTCTTGAAAGTCTTGGTAATGATCTATCAAAGCTTCTCCCTCTACTTGATCAGGGTGGAGAAAAATTACAGAAATATCTTAAGGCAGCAAAAGATTTTGGTGTTGCACCTGACGATTCTGATATAGAAAGCTTGGTTAAAGTTAATTCAATCTTTGAGGATATGGAAACCCAAGTGAATGGGGTTAAGATCGAATTGGCTACAGGATTGGCAAAGGTTGATCTTTCGAACCTACAAAAATCAATTAGTGATATGGGGGATGTATTTAAAGACCCTGAAGTTATCAAAGGCATAACCGACCTTGTCGGCGGAGTTGTCGATCTCGCAGCTTGGCTTGTGAAGGTTGGTTCTGAAGCTGGAAAACTGATTGATCTCTATAAAGGTGGTAGCCCTGTTGGTGATAATGCCTCGGCCGGAGAAGTTGAGCGTCGGATAAGAAATCTAACAGCAGATCTTGAAGATGAGGGGTTTGCTGCAAGTGTTAACAGAATTGGAATGGATATAGAAGGGAAAAGGGCAGAAAGAGAACAATTAAAACGCCGCCTTTCAATTTTAGAAACTGCAAATAATCTACCTCTTACACCAGCTAAAGTGGGGGAGGGGTCATCAACTAAGACGGGTTATGGGCTTGGAAAAGATGAATCAAACGGGAAATTAAAAACTGATGCTTCAGCAAAAAAACTTGAATCAGCTTTTAAATCAATGGAGACAAGTTATCTCCGGCAAATTGCTCTCATCGACACTACCGGAAAGAAAAGCGCAGAGGTTACTGAACAACAAAAACTACAATTTGATATCGCTGACGGCAAGCTAACTGGACTTAATGAAACACAGAAGCAACGCCTTGAACAACTGGCTACAGAGGTTGATCGCCTGAATGCTGTTAAAAAGGCGAACGAGGAAAACCTAAAACTTGCTGAATACATTTCGAATCTTCAGAGTGAAAATGCTAATGCTGCGGCTTCCCTTGATGCAGATGTCATTGGCGCAGGGCTTGGTGATAAAGCTCGCGAAAGGATGCGTGAGCAACTCAGTATTGAACGCGAATTTCTGGAGAAGCGAGAGGATTTGCAACGGCGCTATCAGAGCGGCGATATTCGTAGTCAGGAGGATTATGACCGGTATAACCAGGAACTGGACAAGGCGCTTGCTGAGCGACTCGATAAATACCGTTCTCATTATGACCAACTGGATGAGTTACAGGGAAACTGGCTGGCAGGGGCTCAGAATGGTCTGGCTAACTGGGTAGATACTTCCAGCGATTATTACACCCAGGTGTCAGATTTAGTCGGTAACACTCTTGATGGCCTGGTGGATAACATGGCTGATGCCCTCAGTGGTAATAAAGCTGACTGGGCAAGTTGGGCAAACAGTGTGCTGAATGAGCTGCAGAAAGTGTTGCTCAGGGCAATTATGGTCAACACGCTTAAATCGGCTGGAGATAGCGGCTGGTTTGGTTCTCTGGGTGGGATGTTTGGTAGTTCAGTGGCTGGCGCAGCATCCGCTGGCGGTGCAACACCGTCCGGAGCTTATACAGGTGCGGCATCTCAATTGAAATTCGCCAAGGGCGGCGTAATGGACTCTCCTGATCTGAGTCGTTTCCGTAATGGCGTCGTGAACAGCCCGACGATGTTTGCATTTGCAAAAGGTGCAGGCCTGATGGGAGAGGCTGGACCTGAAGCGATAATGCCCCTGACGCGAACTGCTGACGGTAACCTCGGCGTTCGTATGGTGGATGACACAGTTTCTTCTGTTGTCGGTGGCGGGGCTCAGCTCCAGCAAACTATTCAGCAGCATTTCTCTATTTCCGGTAACGGGGATGCGGCACTGAAGCAGGCTATGCAGGAAGCTGCACGACAGGGAGCTAACGACGGTGCGAAACAGGCGCGTCAGGATTTGCTTCAGGACTTCTCTAATAGAGGTCAGGCAAGGCGATTGCTTGGCGTGTAACCATTATTAATATTCATTAAGCCGAAAGGCGGGAGATAGTTATGACTTTAGAACAACGAGTTGAAGCGCTGGAAAAAACGGTAAAGGCGTTAGCAGGGAGAGATTTTACTGTCGAGGATGGGCGGGAGTCCATCAATGAGGCATTTATCCAAGAGGGGGCGACTAAAGCGGCCCAGAAACAGGCCGCTAAATATGAGGCTTCGTTAGGAGTCTCTGTTATTTGATTTTTTTAAAGTTTTCGACAATGTCTCTCATAATGTCTGTATCGACACCAGACAGGTCATTAATAATGCTCTCTCTTTTATCGGTTGGCATTTTGGCGATGATAGTGGCCAAAACTTGTTTCAGTGCAACTATTTCTAACGCAGTATCTCTAGGAATGCCGGGAGACATAGTGAAACATAAATCAACGAATTTTTTATCCATTTTAATTCCTTAACCAGAGGTAATCAGCCATCCCTCCCTTTTTTAGTTCGCCAGTGTCCCACCACTGACGGGCTGAGTAACAACCATAACCAGGTATGTAAATCAGTAACATCCTGACAAATGATCAGTAGCGCCGCCGTGCGCAGAGTAATGCAGGAGAATCTATGGCTGTACTCGAATGGCCGGAAGATGTCTGTCCCGCGTCGCTGACCTGGCGACCAGAAAGTAATACCAAAACCTTTCGTTCTCCCTTCAATGGTTCATCGCAGACAGCTCGTTTCCCCGGCACCCGCTGGGTATGTTCCCTGACCTTTAATAATCTGACGGATGAAAAATCCAGGCGTATTGATGCCCTGGTGGCCTCGCTTGATGGTGAATATGGCAGGGTAAAAGTTCGTGACTGGGGGAGAAATGGCAGAACACCTGCTGGAGCGCCCGTTGTTGATGGTGCTAATCAGACCGGAACCCAGCTTCAGAGCAAGGGCTGGACGCCGGCAGTAGTTGTACTCAGACAGGGCGATTATTTCACTGTTAACGATGAACTGAAGATGGTTACAGCCGATGTGACGAGCGCGGCGAACGGTATCGCAATGATTACATTTGCGCCGATGTTGCGTAGCTCTCCGCCTGCTAATGCTGCCATTGAGGTCGCGAAACCCTACGGCATTTTCAAACTGAAGGATAACCAGCAGGGTGCCGGTAATCGTGTACCGGGTGTTTTTACCAGTTACACGCTGGAGTTTGAGGAGGCATTTTAATGCTGTATTCCCCTTTTTCTGATTCGATGGTGGACTGGTTATCCCGCGACAGGGTGACGGTTGCGATCGCCGCTAATATCCAGTTTGAGTCCGGTACCGTCTATGTGCATTCCGGTACCGGGACACTGGTTCTTGGTGGGTATGTCTATTACGGCATGGGCCGCATGGGGTCTGTTGATGATGCCAGTGAAACCAGCACGACCAGCCCGACGCAGGTCAAAATGACCCTCTCTGGTCTGGATATGGCCCTCTTTGCTACCACGCTGAATGAGCGATGCGTGGGCAGAAATGCCGAAATCTATCTGGTGGCCATGGATGATAACGGTGTTGTCCAGGTTGCCGATCTCCTGTTCAAAGGGAGGGTATCCAGTACAGGGGCGACCGCTGGCGGGACTAATGCCCTGCAGTACACCATCAGTAATATTTTTGAAGACTGGCAGCGTCCTTTCCCCGATCGCTATACCGATGAATCGCAGCAGGCCGCTTATCCCGGCGACCGCATATTCCGGTATGTGGCGCAGATGTCTGAACGTTCGATTTACTGGGGCAGTAAAAAAGATGCACCAGGATTTACCTATAAGTGAGGAAGCATGAAGCATCCGGACTGGCATAATAGATTAATTACCGTAATAAGGGCCGCTGAAAAGCGGCCTTTTTTATGGGGCAGTCATGACTGCTGCCTGTTCGCGGCGGACTGTGCTCAGGCCATGTGCGGCGAGGATTTTGCGGCAGGCTGGCGCGGAACATACGACAGTGAGCATGGGGCGAAAAAGGCGATATTGCGCGGTGGCGGTTCGCTTGAAAAGGTGCTGGCCCGTTATCTCGACGAGGTGCCGGTGAAACTGGCGCAGCGTGGGGATATTGCCGTTGTTGAAAATGCCGGGGCGCGATGCGCCGGGGTGGTGTATTCCGGCGCTGTGTGGGTGCCTGGCGAAAATGGTCTTGTCAGTCTGCGGGTTAAACCGTTGAGTGTCTGGAGGGTGCGTTAATGCCTGCTGCTGTTCCTATTGTTGCCACCATTGCCGCAGGTGTGGCAGCGGCAAATGAAATGTATGCCATTGCGATGGTTATCACCGTCGCCGCACAGATTGCCACTCAGGCTCTGACCAAGACCCCGTCGCTGAATTCCTACCGTGATACGTCTGAACGTAAACAGGTTCTGCGCGCTGCGGCCAGTGCCAAAACCGTTGTTTACGGTCGCTCAACGTCGGCGGGCACTTTGTTCTTTTCCGAAGAGCAGGCTGGCGAACAGGATGATGGCGAAATGCTGCATCTGGCCATTGCCCTGGCGGGGCATCCGTTATCCGGTGTACAGACTGTCTGGCTGGGTGATGAGCCGATCAGTAGCTATCCCGAGCATGCCTTTTTCGAGCTGCACACCAATCGCCAGACGGCGGACCCGTACATGCTGGAAAACTGCCCGTCATGGAAAGAAGACATGATCGGGAAAGGGATCACCTGGCTGCGTGTATCCCTGAAATTCAATGCTGAAAAATTCCCGGCAGGTATCCCTAACATCAAGGTCGAAAAGCAGGGTCGGGCTATTTACGACCCGCGTACCGGACTGACGGGTTACAGCAATAATGCGGCGCTGGTTATCCTGGACTATTACCGCAATTACCTGAAAGTGCCCGACACCGATATTCTCTGGGACCAGTTTCAGGAAGCGGCGAACATCTGTGATGAGGATGTTATTACTGGCGGTAATACCGTTGAGAAGCGTTACACGATTAACGGTGAGTTCGATCTCAGTGAAAACAAGGTCAGTATTCTGGAAGGAATGCTGGCGGCATGCGCCGGTGATGTAACGTATACCGCGGGTAAACATGGTCTTCTGGTCGGGGCGTATTACGGACCCGCTACCGAAGTGATCACTGAGAGCCAGCTGGCCGGTGATATTGAAATCATGCCGGAAGTCTCTCAGGCTGAGCGCGTTAACACTATCAAGGGGACGTTTGTCGATCCGCAGCAGGGTTATACCGAAGCGGATTTCCCCTCTGTATCTGTCAGTGAATGGGTGACGGAAGACGGCGTGGAAATATCGCAGGATATGAAGCTGCGATTTGTGACCTCCGAATTTCAGGCCCAGCGGCTGGCTGACGTGAAGTTAAAGCGCACCCGCATCGCCAGAACCATGAACGTTACGTTGAACCTGAGCGGGTACCGTTACCGCCCGGGTATGTATGTGAAGGTGAATTTCCCGTCTATCGGTATCGTGAACGTTGAGATGCGAGTAACGGACTGGAAGTTCGGTGTGCAGAACGGTGTGCAACTGACGCTGAAGCAGGAAACGGCAGATGTCTGGGGAGACGCCGTTGGCAAACCGATTGAGCGACCGCCGTTCACTCAGTTACCATCAGGTGGCGTGGCGCAGCCGCAGAGCCTGAAATACACCGTGGAGGAAATTGGTCAGGTCGTACAGGGCATTTTGTCCTGGCAGAACATCGGGCAGGTGGTCTACAACAAAGTGATCATTCGTCGCAATGGTCAGATGGTCATGTCCGTTCAGGTTCCGGGGACGTTCACACGACTTACCGGACTACCGAAAAACACCTACACAGCCCACGTTATTGCCGTAAACCAGATGGGGGCCGAGTCGCCAGAAGGGTATCTGGAATTCAGTATTGAAGCTCCGCCAGCACCTTCCCATGTCGATATTGAGCAGGGTTTCTTTGCCGTCACGTTGATCCCCCGTATGGCTGCAATTACCAGTGTTTCCACACAGTTCGATTTCTGGACGTCAGGCGAAACAAAGCTACCCAACACCTCAACAGCCACGGTGGAAGGGAATGCCAGGCGCGAGGGGATGGGAACAACCTGGACCAGTAATCAGTTAAAGATTGGCCATACCTATTACTGGTACATCAGGACGATTAATGCCTTTGGCGCCTCCAGCTTTATCGAGGTTCCGGCGTTGTGCTCTATGGACACAGGCGGGCTGATTGACATCATTGATGACCAGATTCAGAACTCTGATGCCTTTCAGAATATTAAGGATGGGGTTGATACTAACCTGCAAGGCGTTATGGAAAATGCACTGGCGAACCATGGCACAGTAGAACATCAGTGGATGCAGTACGGCGAAGTTCGCGCTGAAATCCTGGTGGTTAAAACAACCGTTGCGACAGCCGAGCAGGGGCTCGCTGATTTATCTACCTATGTACAGGCTCAAATAGGACCGGAAGGAAGTCTGACTTCTGCGGTCAACCAGAAAATGACGGCTGAAGTAAAAAGTGACGGAACAGCCAAAGCCTCTTACACCCTGAATATGGGCATTGTGCGAGACGGTGTTAAATACAATACCGGATTTGGCATGTCTATTGAGCCATCAGGAAACAGCTATAAATCCACGGTTGTATTTGCCGCCGATCAGTTCGGTATTTACTCCGGTAACAATCCAGGTAACTGGCAGGCTGCATTCTTTGTCTATAACGGGCAGGTATTTATTCGCAGTGCGCTCATCCAGGAAGCGTCCATTGATTTTGGTAAAATTACCGACTCTCTGCAATCGGCGAATTTCATTCCCGGTGTAAGAGGATGGAATCTTCCCAAGAATGCCAGCCCTGAATTCCACGGAAAGTTATATGCCGACAGTGGTGAGTTCGCATTTAACGGGGTTAATAACACCGTCGTAATTAACGGCAATGGACTAACTGTCAATTTATCTGGCGGTGGGCGGGTTGTCGTCGGGAGGTGGTGATATGCCGGAGGGGATATTAATCGACTATAACGATGGCCGTCCGGTTATGGCAATTACTGCGGGGCTGCGAGCCCCCAGTTTTTGCACAACGTTCTCGGGCTGGTCATCCCAGTCAATGCAGTACCCGGTCAATACGCCACTTGTTCCCGGTTCACAGGTTATCGTGGTGCCAACCAATCCCATTTACATCTATTCCTTTGCTGAATTTGATGTGGCCATTATGACTGGAGTCACCCGAAACGGGGACTCCGGGGTCGTCATTGGTGCTGAGACAATCGGGGGTAAAGCCCTTACTCCAGACTGGTCAGGTTATGTCATGGAGCTGCTTCCCGCGGCGACGTATAACGAAGGATTATTGGTTTCAAACTCGACTGACTTCACTGCCATATCCAATCAGGCCGCACTGATGACCTGCGCTTATTCCGGACGCATTACGGTTAACGGCAGTGCGCCGCTTCCGGTGAGCGGTATTCCTTTTGGCAAATGGGATAACCCGAATGTGTCGGTAGGGTTTGATGGCGGCAATATCATCGTTCGCGATATTTCCTACACAGGACGGGACGACGTGGCCGGAACGGTGACGATTGACCTGGTGATATTCAATCAGACCGCACCTGTCGGCGGCGACGGTATCACGATGACCAACGCCGCAGGCCAGGTCACGTTCTCCACGCTGAAACGCCCCTTTGTGTATGACCGACAAATCCAGATCACTGATGCCTTTCAGGATATTGGCGGCGGGTTTTGCCAGATAGTCTATACCGGCGTTCAGGTACGAATGATTGGTGGATGGGGAAATATCAGAACCAAAGGCGTGGTCATGTCAGGCGGTAGCGTCAGGTCAGCCTACAACAAAGTGTTTGCGGACCGCAATTCTGGTGCATGGGATATGACCCGTAACAGAAATATCGCCATGCCCATTCTAATTCTTCCGAACATGTACTGAGGAAAAACTATGTCAGCAGGAACCTTAACCCTGACGAATAACTCTGCTGCGGTTGCTGGCAGCGGGACCGCGTTTACTACCGAGGTGGCGGCCGGAGATTTTATTGTTGTCACTGTCGGTGGTGTTCCCTATACGCTTCCGATTAAGTCCGTGGAAAGCGGTACAGCGTTGACGCTGGTCAGTAACTTTACTGGGCCAACACAATCTGGCGCGGCCTGGTCAGCTGTTCCTCGTGTGGCGCTGAATATGGTCACCGCGGCGCTGGTGGCGCAAAGTGCTGAAGCGCTGCGAGGCCTGAATTACGACAAACAGAACTGGCAGCAGGTTTACAGTGGTGCTGGCAGCATCACCGTGAAGTTACCGGATGGCACTACATTCACCGGGCCGTCATGGAAATATCTGTCCGACAATATGGCGACAAAATCAGATGGTGCGGTTCCCGTTAACCAGGGCGGCACGGGGGGAAAAACCAAAGAAGATGCTCGTACTAATCTCGGTTTAGGTAATAGCTCGACAAGAAACATCGGAACAGTCACAGGAACTGTAGCAGCCGGTGATGATCCCCGACTTAACACAGTGAACGGCAAGACGTCTGGTGTCGTAAAGGGTGATTTCTTTTCCCTGGATAATAGTTACGGCCATACAACCCAGTTATTGACATACAACCCTGGAACAGTGGGTACGCATTTTGGCGGCATGTCTATGAAGCGACCCAATTCACAGGGATGGATTTTGTCGCAATACACTACGACTGATTATGAAGTTCAGTCAGTGACGATCGGCATCGATGCACCAGGCGCAAACGTTAACTGGATATTCAACCGTAACGGACAGGCAACCGGAACCTGGGTGAATAACAGTGACAGCAGGATTAAGAAAGACATCAAACCAATCCCGGAGCCACTCGTTGCCATGAAGAAAATCAGGGGCTGTTCGTGGACACGCCTTGACTCTGGTGTAACCGGTTTTGGTTTTATCGCACAGGAAGTACGGGAAGTATTTCCTGAAGCGGTTCATGATTTTGGTCAGACCATGACTATGGAAGATGGCAAAGAAGTTGAAAACGTCCTGTCGGTCGATACCAGTGGAGTATCAGCTGCACTCCATCATGAGGCGATACTGGCATTGATTGTGGAAATTGAAGAGCTTAAAACTGAGATGAAATCCCTAACAGGAGTGGGGCGGTGAAGCTGCCGCAACCATGCCGTATGCAAGAGCATGACTGCGGCCGACTGGCTCACGTCCGATAGTGCGAGTATTGAATGATTGCCAGTCATGGCGGATTGTACTTAAGCAATATGACGGTGCAAGGCGTTTAATCTGAAACCAGCCACATATCAGCCTCTTCAAACATTTCCTGAACAGTACGGCTTATCTGCTCCTTCTCATGCTTGCTGGCGTCAGTGTTGATCGCCGGCAATGTCATCATCGGTTTAACCCGGACATCAGCATCGGGGAAGAACCGGTGAACCCTCCTGGTCAATTCGCCCAGAATGATATCTTTTGCACCAGGCAGACCATCAAAATTCCTTTTGTCATAAACGAGTTCCACGAACATAGCTCATTGCTCCTTTACTGGATATATATACAGTATTTATACTGTGTTTTTATCCGGTGTTCAAGAGGGGGTAAATGATGCCACGACGCAGCGATATTGAAATAGCCTGGTATGCTTCTATACAGCAGGAACCAAATGGCCGGAAGACCGTCACCACACAGCGGTTTGTCCAGGAACTGAGCAAGGTTAACTGGAACTGGACAATGAAGCAGGCCAACGAATGGATCGAGTGGTATGTGACAACCTTCCGCGATGTATCAACGCAGGAAGGCGAGAACCGTACCTTTCAGCTGTTCAATCCAAACGGAGGACTGTAGCCATGGGCTTCCCTTCACCTGCGGCAGATTATGTTGAAGCACGAATTTCCCTCGATCAGCAGCTAATCAGCCAGCCAGCAGCGACTTATTTCATGCGGGCATCGCGTTCACATTTAAGGGAAGGGATAATCCAGGGGGCGCTGCTTGTTGTTGATGCGTCACTTTCTCCCTGTGATGGCTCGCTGCTGATATGCGCGATAGACGGAGAATTCAGGATCAAGCGATATCGGACTCATCCTCAGCCCCACCTGGTTAATCTGGATAACGGGAGAAGGGAAGCGCTGCCAGCAGATGATGACGGTTACAGTTCTGCACCCGCTATATTCGGGGTGATCACGTACATCATTAATGATGCCAGGAACGCGGAGTTTGATGACTGCCCGGTGATGTAACGATTTTCATGAGCCAAGGAACGGCTTCAAAATATGTGTACATATTTGAGTACATAAAAATTAAATTAATAGCAAATAAACTATTATAATACAGTTGCTTGAAATTTTATGTAACTGTATCCATTTAACTAAGGGGACGAAGCGGCACGAGTATAGCGTTTTTTACTCACAACGGTAAGTCTCAGGCCGCCCGACTGCTCAAACAGTCACCATTCAGGCCTGTTTTTTCTGGTTTTTCTGCGTTTGCTCATCACGCTTTGCTTGTAACCGGGCTTCTTCCTTGCGTTTGTTGCTCATATCATTGCGGATCTGCGCATGGCTCATCAGCGCGAAAATAAACGTTCCGCCACAGATATTCCCGGCGAGCGTTGGTAGCGCAAAGGGCCAGAAAAAATCACTCCAGTGTAGCGTGCCATTAAAGACCAGATAGAGAATTTCCACCGAGCCAACGACGATATGCGTGGTATCGCCTAACGCAATCAGCCAGGTCATCAGAATAATGACCACAATTTTTGCCGCCCCGGCGGCGGGGAACATCCACACCATGGTGGCAATTAACCAGCCAGAAATGATGGCGTTGGAAAACATCTCCACAGGAGTGTTTTTCATCACATCCATGCCAATCTTGACGAAAGCATCGCGGGTCTCTTCATCAAAAATCGGCATATGTTCAAACGCCCATGCTGCAACCCCGGTGCCAATAATATTACCCAGCAGTACCACGCTCCACAGGCGCATCAACAGGCCAAAATTGCCGAGGGTAGGGTTTTGCATCACCGGCAGTACGGCGGTGACGGTATTTTCGGTAAAGAGTTGTTGGCGGGCCATAATGACAATAATAAAGCCGAAGGTATAACCGAGGTTCTCGAGTAAAAATCCCCCTGGCACACCTTCCAGCTGTACGTGAAAAATCCCTTTAGCCAGTAGCGAGGCGCCCATCGACAGTCCGGCTGCGATGGCTGACCACAGCAGGGCCATTGCGTCGCGCTCCATCTCTTTCTCCCCATCCTGGCGAATATGTTCATGGATCGCCATGGCGCGGGAGGGGAGTCTGTCCTCATCAAGCTCTATCTTTTTCCCTGTTAGTTTTTCATCGCTTTCCACCTCGAGTTCGTCGCTGTGTCGATCAATCTTATCTTTCTTGATGTCATTCATGGCCGAATCCTGAATAAGCACGTATTGCTAAAGCGTAGCGGCTTTTCTCTGAAAATCAGCGGGAGAAAGTCTGAGATAGCAAAAATGGTAACGTTTGTTTTTATCGGGTTAGTTAGAATAGAACCGCCGCGGAGTGCGTATTACCAGGCTATGATCAAATCAGTAAGACAGGGTATATAGACATCATTTGACGTGCTGTTACAATCGCTCACATCTAAACAGGCGGATACGTCGTCGTTCCGTCATGGATGGCAATCAGCGATAGCCATAAAACACAGGGAGATACTTATGAAGCTTCGCCTGTCGGCGCTTGCGCTGGGAACCACACTTTTGGTGGGGTGTGCGAGCTCCGGTACTGAACAGCAGGGGCGTTCGGACCCATTTGAAGGGTTCAACCGTACCATGTACAACTTCAACTTTAACGTGTTGGATCCCTATGTTGTTCGACCGGTAGCAGTGGCCTGGCGTGATTATGTTCCGCAGCCGGCGCGTAATGGTTTAAGCAACTTTACGGGGAACCTTGAAGAACCGGCCGTCATGGTCAACTATTTCCTGCAAGGCGATCCTTATCAGGGGATGGTGCACTTTACTCGTTTCTTCCTGAATACCCTGTTAGGTATGGGCGGCTTTATCGATGTGGCAGGTATGGCTAATCCGAAGTTGCAACGCGTTGAACCACACCGCTTTGGCAGTACGTTAGGCCACTATGACGTGGGTTACGGGCCGTATATGCAGCTTCCGTTCTACGGTAGTTTCACACTGCGTGATGACGGCGGCGATATGGTCGATACCCTGTATCCGGTACTGTCCTGGCTGACCTGGCCGTTGTCGATAGGCAAATGGACGGTTGAAGGGATTGAAACTCGCGCGCAATTGCTCGACTCTGACGGTCTGCTGCGTCAGTCTTCCGATCCTTACATTATGGTGCGTGAAGCTTACTTCCAGCGTCATGACTTTATTGCGAACGGTGGGAAACTCAAACCAGAAGAAAACCCGAACGCGAAAGACATTCAGGACGATTTAAAAGAGATCGATTCTGAGTAA